ACGCTTGTACAAATGGAATCCCCATTCGTGGACGATTGTGCAAATGAGTTAGTGCAAACAAACCGTGGACGATAGTGCAAACGCGGGTGGGAGAAACTGGAGGGCGCCGCAACCGCAACTGGAAAAATATGGAAGCTGGTCTATAAGGCACACGCGGTAAGGCGAAAGGGAGTAGAGCGCACGCGGCCGGGGGGAGCGCACGCGGCCGGGGGGAGCGCACGCGACCGGGGGAGCGCACGCGGCGCGGCGAAAGTGCCCAGTAGCATTCTTGCAGTTGGCACGGCGAATCACAAATCCTAACGCCAGCCGGCACAGAAAAAGTGTACAATAGTGCAAAAAGAAAGAGACGATTATGCAAATGCAAATATTACAATTCATGCTATAATATAGAGGGTGAAATGGAAACGAAAACCTTTCAAATATGATGTGATGGGAGATAGGTAGAAAATGAACGAATGGTTTTGTACAGTATTCCCGAATGGGCTTGATGAAATGCCGCAGGATTTTGAAAGCTATGTAGAAGTGAAAGAATATAAAGAAAATGGAGGAAAGAGAAATTTTGACACCTAAAATTCTTATCGCCTGCGAAGAATCCCAGATCGTCTGCAAAGCGTTTCGAAGTAAAGGATTTGAAGCTTATAGTTGCGATATTCAAGAGCCGTCTGGCAGACACCCGGAATGGCACATCCGCCCTGCACATACTTAACTGTTACAGGGAATCGCTGGTTTAATATTTCACGGTACGGCGAAAAAGCGATACAACGTTATAAAGACCGCGAAGAAGCCGCTGATTTCTTTATGAGGTTTGTTAAATGTGGTTCCCCAAAAATTGCTATTGAAAACCCAATTGGATACATGTCAACAGCGTATCAAAAACCGACTCAAATCATTCATCCTTACATGTTTGGTGAACCAGCAAGAAAAGCAACCTGTTTATGGCTAAAAGGTTTACCGAAACTAACTCCAACCGATATAGTAGAACCTGAAATTATTCGATATAAAAACGGTAAGGGCACAGATAACCCGTGGCATATGGAAACTATGAAATTGCAACCAGCGGATAGAACAAGGGTGCGAAGCAAAACGTTTCCTGGAATTGCAAAAGCGATGGTAGAACAATGGGGCTCGTTGCTTTAGAATTGCTGATATCTGATTGTAAAAGAATATAATGAAACTTAAAAGAGAACACATTGCATTTTTAAACGAGACAGCAAGAGTAGATCTTGACAGTGCCATGCAAATGATAGACGGTGTAAACATGTTATCTGATGTTGAATATGGATTTGTGAATATGAATGATGGTGAACATAGGTTGGTTTATTGGGAAGATGGAATTTTAAAAGATGCTTTCAAAAACTGTGAGGGTTGGTAATGTACATAGATTTTGTGAACGCGCTCAGAACGGTTGGAACAGGGCTAATATTATGCTCTTTAGTTGGCATAGTCGCAATAATTAAATCCGAAAGCAATTGGAGGGATTTAAAATGATAGACATAGGTTTAACAAATGCATTAGCGCAAATAAGGGACGCATTATATGAAGTTGCGGCCGCAATCAGAGAAAGTAAAGAAAATGGGGATAAATGTGACTACTGCCCCTATAATGGATATTATGACGAAGATTACGAATAATGTTAAAAACGGCAGAAATGATTAAAAGGAGGGTTGATGATTTAATAAATGCCGTTTATAATATAATCACAAAATAGAAAGGGGATATTTAAAATGGCTTATAAAAAGAAAGTAGAATCTAAAGACCGCGCGGAAACAGTTTTCGATGTTAAAGGTGAGCTGACTTTTTGGGTAAAAACCGGTAGTAACGGGAAACTTTACGCTTCCACCTCCGTAAAAAATCGCGACGGAGACAGAATGTTCTATTCAGTCTTTTTTAGAAAAGAAGTTGATTTGACCGACTTTGATGACGGGATGAATAAAATTAACGTGAAGTCCGGTTTTATTACATGCTCGAAAATTGGTGAAAGCGTTCTAGCGAAGATTATGGTTCTTGAATTCGAGTGAGATAAAAAACAGCACCCCGGGTGACCGGGGTGTATTATTTAGGAAGTAGGTGTTGAAAAATGAAGTACACCGCAGGAAATTTAAGGACTAGGGACATCGATAAAGAAATTCGTGCTTACAATAGACGCTTGTTACAATTGCAGTCGAAAAATGAAGCGTTTAAAATTCTGGATACTTTGACGCGAACGGAAGTAATGCGGGGTAGAACAGATGCAGAAATAGCCCGTGAATTGAATCAATTACAGGAATTGGCAAAACCAGAAAAACAGAAAATGGTAAAATACAAAGCGGGTAGTAGTTTAGAAGTTCCGTTGTTTGTTCGTGAACAAGTTGAACGAGCTATTAAAAAAGCGAATAAGCAAACTACGAAAAGGTTTGAAATTCTGGAAGCACAGCGTAGAGGCGCATTCTACACGATTGAACAAGAAAGTTTAAGGCCCATTACAAAAGGTACGGGCAGAACGCTGATGGAAGTTAAAAAGAGATTGGAGACTGCACAAAATCGTGAACGTAGCGGCTATTTAACTTTCTTAGATGAAAAATACAAACGGAACTATATTAAAGCGATTCAAAATAATTTCGGCGCGGCAGGAGATAGATTAGTCGATAGAATTAGTAAAATAAACGGCGCAGCTTTTTATTTCGCAAGTCAAGACCCGTTCTATGGTTCATATCTGGAGATTGAATATTCTTACGGTGAAGAAGATATAAATGCTATGATAAATAAAATTGAAAATGCTTTGAGGGGTTTAAATTTGTAATGTTTACCGCAGACTTCGAGACCACAACAGATAAAAATGACTGTAGGGTTTGGGCTTGGGCTGTATGTGAAATAGGTGTTATAGATAACATTGTAATAGGAAACAGTATAGAAAGTTTCTTTGGAACATGTGAAGAAAGTGGAAATTTAATTTTATATTTTCATAACCTTAAATTTGACGGAGAATTTTGCATAAGCTATCTATTAAAGCATGGTTATGAATATGTTGAAAGTAAAAAATTGTACAATAAGCAATTCAATGCACTTATATCCGATACGGGGCAGTTTTATAAAATAAAGATACGGTTTGAAAACGGGAACAGTTTAGAACTGCGCGACAGTATGAAACTGTTGAATTATTCAGTTGATGAAATTGCAAAAGCGTTCCACTTGGACATTCAGAAACTTGAAATTGATTATAATGTTCCACGTGGAACAAACCACATTTTAACGAAAGAAGAAACCGAATATTTGAAACACGATGTTCAGATAATGTCGCTTGCGTTAGATAGAATTTTTAAAATGGGTTTTGAAAAATTAACGCAGGGTAGTTGTGCTTTGGAGGATTTTAAAAGCATCATAGGGAAAAAGAGGTTTAGAACGTTATTTCCCGAGCCGAATTACGACAAGGATATCCGCAAAGCCTATAAAGGCGGCTTTACTTATCTTAACCCGATATACGCCGATAAAGATGTAGGTGAGGGTAATGTATTCGATGTAAACAGCTTGTACCCATCGCGAATGTATTACTGTGATTTACCATGGGGTGAGCCGAAATTCTATGAGGGTGAATACATTTACGATTCAGAACGCCCCCTATATATTCAACTGTTTAAATGTGAGTTTGAATTAAAAGAGGGATATTTACCGACAATTCAATTAAAAGGGAATAGCCGCTTTGTGCAAACAGAATATGTAATTTCAAGCAATGGGGATATCGTTCCGCTTTGCTTAACAAATATAGATTTTGAGTTGTTTTTAAAACATTACAATGTTTATAATTTAGAATATATTAGAGGTTGGAAATTTAGAGCGTCAAAAGATTTGTTTAAAAAGTATATAGATAAATGGATGCAGGAGAAAATAAAGGCCGGTAAAGAGCATAATCCCACTATGCGAAATTGGTCGAAAATCATGCTAAATTCTTTATACGGCAAATTCGCGCTTGACCCTATCTGTGCTAAAAAGCACCCGTATCTTGATAAAGGAATAGTTAAATACAGGACTTCCCCACCGGAGACAAGAGAAGCGTTGTATCTTCCGGTAGGTGCTTTTATAACCGCATACGCACGCAGATACACAATTGAAACCAGCCAGAAAATAAAGGAATACAGCATAGAAAAATACGGTAAAGACATGTACATTTACAGTGATACAGATAGTATCCACACAACTTTACCTGTGGAAGATATTAAAAAGTTCATCGAAATAGATGATTATAAACTTGGAGCATGGGCGCACGAAAGCCATTTTACAAGGGCGCGATTTTTAAGGCCGAAAACGTACATTGAAGAAATAGACGGTAAATTACATGTTACCTGTGCAGGTTTACCGGATAAAGGAAAAGAACAGGTTACATGGGGGAATTTTCACCCGTGCGCAACGTACACCGGAAAACTTATGCCCGTTCACGTTGATGGGGGAATTGTACTGGTTGATAAAGAGTTTAATATAAGGGGTTAATTTATATGTACAGTAATTTTATTGAAAAATATTCCGACTTGAAAAGAGCTTATGTAAATTTGATGAAAGATAGTAAAAGAATCTATGAAGAAAATGATAACATGGAACGTAAATATAATGAGATGCGTGGTTTATATGATGAAATTAGTTTGAAACTCGCAAAAGCAATTATTAAAATCAATCGACTTGAAAGTGAAAACAAAGAGTTAAAAATAAATCTAGAGAAAATAGTTGAAGTAAAATGTCCACTTTGCGAATTCAACTTAAATAAAATGAACGGATTGAAGCTAGAAGATTTATGATTCAATTATCCATATTTGAACAACAAAAATCCATGCCATAATTTGTAAATTACATGTATAGTTATAATAGGATTTACAGGAAATGTAAATACTATTTACAGCGGAGCGCAACGGGTGAAACCGACCGTCTGTAACATCGGGCCTTGCAAGCTATATTATTTCTGCCTGTGAATCCTAATGAGGTAATAAAATGTACTACGACATTAATAATACATTATCCTATAACGCACTTTTTAACATTGTGCTTGGTGGTCGTGGAATCGGCAAATCATACCAATGGAAAATCAAAGCGGTACGGGACTTCCTTAAAAAAGGTAAACAGTTCGGATATATTCGTAGATATAAAGACGAGTTGCTAAAAACCGCAGACAAGTATTTTAATGACATTATTAAAGATCAAGTTTTTCCGGATACGAAAATAGAGTATGACGGGGGTCAATGGTACATTAATGACCAATTGGCGGGTTATACTTTCGCTCTCACAAAAGCAAGCGATTATAAATCGAGTGCTTTTCCTGATATTTCAAATCTGATTTTTGAGGAGTTTATAATTGACAAGCCGCATTCATCTTATTTGCGAAACGAGCCGTTTTTACTTTTTGACCTATATGATACAATAGCAAGAATGCGTGACGATGTTATTTTATTTATGCTTGGAAACGCAATTTCAATGGCTAACCCATATTTTATACAGTGGGATTTATCATTACCGAAAAACAAAAATGCAGTTGTAAGAGATAACATTCTTTTACAGGTAGTTCCAACAAGCGCAGAATTCAAACGTGCGAAAGAAAACACAAGATTTGGGCAAATGTCGCGTGCCCTTGGGTATGCGGAATATTCTGTGGATAATAAATTCTATCTTGATGATGAAGCACAGATAATGAAAAAAGGTAAAAACACACGATTTTATTTTACTCTCGTTTGGAGAGACAAAAAATACGGTGTGTGGTTTGATTACGACACGGGAATGACAATTATTTCATACGACTACGACCCGTATAATACAATGGTGTTCACCCCAGATAAAGAAAGCATTAACAAATCCATTCAATATGTAAAGCAGTATGAAAGACACCCGTTTTTCAGAAGAATAAAAGAAGCGCTGGAAACTGGTACACTAGCATATGAAAATGAAAAAATTCAGCATGAAATTAAAAGCATGTTGAAAATAATTATTTAAAGGAGAAAAACAATGGCTTATAAAACTTGGATTACAGCAAACCCCCTTGTAAATGTCACACAGATTTTCGGAGGTTCGCACCGCGGGAAAGACTGGAACACGCGGGATGCTTCCGGGGTAATGGGCGATACGATGGTACGCGCGATTGGTGACGGTGAAGTTGTACGTAGCGAATACGGTACGGGCGGTAACTGGTCGTGGGGAAATTTCATTGCGATTTACTATCCGACGCTTAACCGCACTGTACTGACTGCGCACCACGCGGAACGCCTTGTGAATGTTGGTGATAGCGTAACCGCTGGCACACCGATTGGAAATTTCGGTAAGACTGGTAATACAAACGGCCCGCATTGTCATGAAGAATGGCATGTTGGGCGTGGGATTACAAATAATCTTGTAACGCCGGAGGATGGTTTTCCAAATATAGTTGGGCGTTATGAAGTAGAATATGGGGGAGGTGAGCCACCTATGCCGGGCGAATTTACCGCAAATATACTGATTGTTGTTTTTGCTGAAAATGGTCACACAATTAACAGTCCTGCAAGCAACGACCCCGAAAACTATGTTTACTTTGGTAATAAAAGGAAGTTTCGTGTGAAGTCAGACGACCTTAACAAAGTGCAGGAGTTCGGGAGCTGGAATTATTGGCAGGATATTACAGATGTAGCAGTCCTTAAAATCTTTAATAAAGATTTGAGTGAACTTCCAAATGTGTGAAAAATTGAAAGAGCTTTATATTGAAAGCTACTACAACTATCAAAAAGCAAGCGCCAAAGAAGTAGGAATCATGTACGGGATATTTTTAGGGGTAAGAAAATGCTGTAATATTTTATATTCACATAAAACTGTTACAGGGTTTCAGCTACTGGCGAATAAATTTGTAGACAAAAGGTTGTGATAAAATGGACTATAATGCGGTTGCTCAAATTGTAAGCACTCTCGGCTTTCCGATTGTTATGTGTGGCGTTCTGGTTTGGCTGAACGTTAAACAGATGAACGCCCACCGGGAAAGCGAAGAAAATTTCACGCAGGCTCTTTCAGATAACACAAAAGCCTATATCGAACTTAAAGAAGCGATTACGAATTTAAAGCTAAAGGAGAATTAAAAATGAAACTTAGCGAAGCACGTGAGTTTATTGATAAGCTGTACAACAGTGAAGATGGATTCACAGATGACATGCGCGAAAATTTGCGCAGGCTTCATGACAGTGAAGATGAACAAGAGGGAATGGAACGGTATTGGAAAGAAATTTCCGATAAAATAGACGGTATTTCCAACGCGTTTAAAGATTTTAAGCGCGATTACGTTACCGGCGTTCTTACTGGTCGTGATGCTGTTAGAAAGCATGTTGAAGATTTGAAAGATGATGATTTCGACGACATCAAAGACGAAACGGAAAAGATTAAATCCATTTTTAATGAGGAGGTAATTGAAAAATGAAAAGTGCAAAAGTTTTGACAAGTGTAACCAATAATGCACCGCAGATTCTAACCGCGCTTCGCGCGCAGATGGTAGCGGAAAATCCCAGCTTTGAAAATCGGCTTCCGCAGGTGACGCAAGATAATATTCGGGAATTTGGCACGGCGGTGCTGGACTATCAGCCCACGCAGAACGCTTTTGTAGATACCCTTGTAAATCTTATCGGGCGCGTATGGATTACGTATCGTTTGTTCACAAATCCGATGAGGGTGCTCAAAAAGGGTATTCTGGAATACGGCGACACTGTGGAGCTTGTTTACACCAATCTTGCAAAAGCACACCAGTTTGACCCGGCACAGGCTGAAGAAGAATGGATGAAGCGCGAGATTCCTGACGTAAACACTGCTTTTGCAAAGCTGAATTATCAGGTTTTCTATAAGCAGACTATTTCTGACGACATGTTGCGCCAAGCGTTTATGTCGTGGCAGGGCCTTAGTGATTTTATCAGTTCCGTGTTTAACGCAATGTACACAGGTGCTGAACTGGACGAATTTACCACCATGAAAAATCTGCTTGCGCAGTATGGCACGGCTGGCAAGTTCGCGGTTGAAGTAATTGACGAAGTAACGGATAATACGTCCGCACACATGGCCCTTGCGAAAATGAAAGCTGTATCTAACAAGATGGCTTTTATGCGGTCTGACTATAACAGCCTTGGCGTTCTTACTGCAACGCCGAAAGAAAAACAGGTTCTTATTATTGACGCGGACACAGATGCTTATCTGGCTGTGCTTGGTTATAGCACCCTGTTTAATCTGGAGCCCGCGAAAGTTCAGTACCGTGTTATTGTCGTGGATGAAATTCCCATTCAGGATGCACACGCGATTTTGATTGATGAAGATTTCTACGCAGTGTGGGACGCTTTGCAGAAGTTCACGCGCGATATGAACGGGCAGGGCCTGTACTGGCAGTATTGGGCGCATTACTGGAGAATCATGGCCGTGTGTCCGTTTGCGAACGCGGTTGCATTTGTTACGACTGCTCCCACAATTACAAACGTTACCGTTTCGCCCGATGCTACAACCGTAAACAAGGGCACCACTATTCAGATGAAAGCTACCGTAACGGGTACGGGCCTTTTCCCGCAGGGTGTGACTTGGGCTATCTCAGGAAATTCTGACAGTGCGACCACAATTACACGAGACGGTGTACTCACCATCGGGAGTGCAGAAGTTGGCCCTGTAACGGTAACTGCAACCTCTATTTATAACACAGAAAAGAATGGAACAGCTACTATTACTGTGAACGGTTAAAGTTTATAGCCGGGCGGGTAATACCGCCCGGCAAATATAAAGGAGAAGAAAATGGCAATAAATCCCAACACGACAATTTATTTATGCGCTGGAATCCCCTGGGGAAACGACTATGCGCATGTTAGATTGTTCCAGAATATGGAAGAACGTCTTTCTTTTCTTTCCACAAAAATTGTTGCGACACTTGACGGTGCAACTTATCAGCGTGACGATAAATTTGTTTCGTTTCCTGCAAATTATGAAACGATTGCAAACTGCAATTACATGTATTATCGAAATAACAACCGCTGGTACTTTAATTTTATTACAGATATTCGCTTCCAGAACGAAAACAAAAGTGACGTGTATTTTGAACAGGATGTTTTTCAAACATGGTTTGCAGATAACACGTTGAAAATTTCTTTCGTTGAACGTGAGCATACAAATGACGACACATTTGGAAACAACCTTGTCCCCGAAAATCTGGAAACGGGGGAATATGTTTACAATCAGAACATTACAAGTGGTTACGGAACAGTTTATGATTTTACGCCGGGTATAATTATAGCTGTTTCAGAGCGTTTGGATGGTGTCCCAACATCCTCACTGCTTGACAATACCTTTACGGGCTTATCTTATTATTATGCCAAAAAAGATAGAGTGGATAAAGCTATCGATATGGTTGATGAGTATGCAAAAAGTGGTAAAGGTGATGCAATTGTATCAATGTTTATGTATCCGCTTGAGCTTTTGAGTATTTTCCCTGCCTCCCCGTCATATGGCTGGGTTTCGGGGTTTGGTTCGGAAAGAATCTACGGAAACAAACTGCTAAACGTTTTTGCACCGCTTGATGGTTACACGCCGAAAAATAATAAATTATACACATACCCATATAGAGCTTTGGAATTGTATGGCTCTGGCGCAAGCGGTAAAGAATACCGTTACGAGTTTTTTGACTTTGAAGCACAAGAGCCGAATGGGCCTTTTGTATTATTCAGCTCGCTTGGCGGTTCGGCCCCTATCGTGTGTACGCCGCTGAATTATAAAGGCCTTAACATCTCACTTGATGAATCTTTAACAATGCCAGCTTTCCCTGTTTGTTCGTGGATAAACGACACCTTTAAAAACTGGTATGCGCAGAATCAAATGGGAATGAATTTAAATGCTTTAACGACAATTGTTGGCGGTTCGGTTGGTGCGGGTGTCGGAGTTTTTACCGGTGATTTTTCCGGGGCAGTTGAAAGTGTTGTAGGTGCGGCGACTAAAATTGCTAATACGCTTGTAACAATCGAAGAGCATAAAATAATCCCCGATAGCGCAAGGGGCAATACAGCTTCTTCGAATTCTTTCTTTGCGAATGGGCAATGGTATTTTTACATGTTCCCTAAATGCGTGCGCTACGAATATGCAAAACGCATTGACGACTATTTTACGATGTACGGTTACAAAACCCTGCAAACAAAAGTACCTAACTTATACGGTCGCCGTTCATGGAATTTTGTGAAGTGTACAGAAGCTAATTTAATAGACAGTATTCCTGTTGCGGCACACAATCGAATTAAGCAGGCATTTGAAACGGGGGTTACTTTTTGGCATACAAACGATATCAAGAATTATGCTCTTGATAATTCTATTGTTTAAGGAGGTGCAATAATGGCAAGAAAAGGAATAGGTGGCAGAGACTTTCAGTTTTTTGATTCTCTAGCACTTAACAATGTAACTTACAACGAATATACAATTCGATTGCTCAACATTGCACTAGCCCGGTTTAAATGGGAAAATGTGCCAAAAGGGATTGATATCCGTTACCTCGAGTTGATTCTCATTACACAAGGTTCGGCACTGGTTTTTTATGAAGATAGCCTAGATCAATTTTTTGGATTGGGGGTTGCGTACACAGGCCCGCTCAACTGGTACGGCGTACCATCTGAACGAAGCGCAATTGCCGCAAACGGCATGCCTTTTAGAATGTTGAATGAAACAAATAGCGTGCTAATTTTTAACAACATGACAAGAACTGGTGATGCTTACATTATAAATGAGTACGCACGCAAACTATATGAAGTTCAGCGCAATGCAGAGACGAATGCAAATTTACAAAAGTTTTCGGCTTTCATTGCGTGCAACGAAAAAGAAAGATTGTCGCTTAAAAACTTAATTATGAAGGTGGACGGAGGGCAACCGTTTATCTACGGTGACAAATCCTTAAACCTTGATAGCATAAAGCCAATTAACTTGGACATTCCGTTTATTGCACGCGATTTACTAACCGTTAAAACGGAAATTTATAATGAGGCCCTTACAAGTCTTGGAGTTGTTTCGACTTTCACAGATAAACGGGAAAGGCTCGTTGCAAATGAAGCCGCCGCCCCGTTCGGTTCGCTCGAAATGATACGTGAATCTTACCTGTATGAACGAAAACAGGCATGCGAAAAAATAAATGAAATGTTTGGCACTAACATAAGTGTAGAGTTTAATTCTGAAATTCCAATCGTGCCGGAAATGGGCGGTGATATTGAAAATGAGTAGTTACACCGTTGAGTTAAGACAACTTATTCAAAATGGTTATGACATAGGGCTAAAGGACTATCCTATTTTTGATGAAAGTTACCGTGAAACGCTTAACAATAAAATTATAATGCATTACTGGATGAGGGAAATAGGAGCGGAAACGGCAGGTCTTTTTAAACTTTATCTTAACCGAACAATGGGCGAAATAATGCCGTATTACAATCAGCTTTACAAGAGCGCACAGCTTGACTTTGACCCGCTGAATGCTTATAATTATGTTGAAACAAATATGGAACTTGAGAATGTTAAAAGTGATGGTACGCGCACAGACACAGCAGACGGAAAAAGTCTTTACAGCGACACCCCTCAGGGCTTACTTGATAATGACGCTATTGCAGATGGAAAATATTTAACTTCTGCAACTTTGAACGATTCTTCTGCATCTTCCACGGCAAACAATTTACAGAAGCGTGACCGAAATTTTGAGAAGAAAGTACGCGGAAATATGTACCATAATTTAAGTGAACTGTTGAAAGACTACCGGGAAACATTCTTGAATATTGACATGGAAATTATCAACAACCCGGAAATACAAAACTGCTTCATGAAGCTTTATTAAAGGAGGTGAAATCAATATGGATTTTTTAAATGTGGTTCGGTGTTGCACCCCCGCTTTGCCGTCCGCTTATGCTGACGCCCTATCCTATTACGACGCTTTGTGTAAATTGCAGGGCGCAATTAACGAAGTGATAGCTACTTTAAACACGTACACACCTGTAACCGAAGAATGGGTTAAAAATTATGTGGCTGAACAACTAAATTCGATTATTAAAGATATTGAAGATTTTAAAAGTTCAGTTGATGGAAAAATCGACAATCTGGAAAATCAGTATGTACAATTTACACAGGAAGTTAATGAAAAAATCGTTGGAATAATTGATACGGTTAATAAAAATAATGAAATTTTCTATAATTATCTGATTACAATTGTCAACCAGAAATTGGAAGAAGTTGTAAACCGACTTGGAGACGAAACGATTATCAACAACCCTGTATACATTAAAATGGACAGTTTAAAGAATACTTTAAATGATATGTATGCAGGAGTGCGGCAGACGGGAATTACTGCGTATGAATATGCAAAATTAGGTTTGGCCGCTACAAAATATAAGGCTTATAACGTTACCGCTTTTAACTATGCAACCTCCGCGCGTTTTATCTGGCATAAACTCATTTACGGTGTGTATTCTGCAATTACAGGTGCTTTTACCTCAGTCCAGCAGGTAATGAACGAGTTGACACAACAGTTGAGAACAAATGGTCTGACAGCAAACGAATATAAAGCACTTGATTTGACCGCAGATGCTTACACGAGTAAAAATTGGACGGCGTACAATTACGCTTGGAACTCTAAAACTTAAATAAAAGGAGAAAAAATATTATGGCTAGCACGAATAAAACAACTACGCTTAACCTTTCGCAGTTCGTAGGCACTGACAAGCCCGACTGGTTGACCGATTACAACGAGGATATGGAAAAAATTGACACTTGGGCTACTACCACAGAATCTGACATCAATACCGCGACAAACGACGCCTCGAACGCAAAAAGTGTTGCAAGCGCCGCTTCTCTTGCGGCAAATCAGGCTGTTGCTACAGCCAGTTCCGCTGTGTCTACCGCTAATAATACTAATGCTAATATTGCTAGTTGGAAAGGTGAAAATAGTACATCACTTCCAGCGGGTTGGAGTAGCGGGGCTTTTGTTTATAAGTTTAATAAAACTTTAGGTCTTTTGTACCTTTCTTGTTCTATGGTATCTGCTTCTAATATTACTCAAAATAAAGTGATTTTTACATTAACACAGGAAGCACGTCCAAATATTGACATAACTATTAACGGTGGGGGTTATATTGTCGATAGCTCGGGAAATAGCTCTCCTTGCACCATTTCTATTTCTAACGCGGGTGCAGTTACTGTTGGTTCAATTGTAAACCCAACTTTTAATGGGACAGTTTTGAGAGTTGACCATATTGTTTGTATGGCAGGTTTTGGCAATAACTGGCCCCAGTTTACTTAAAATTAAGCCCCTCCGTTAGGAGGGGCTTTTCATTATTCAAATGTGGTATCTTTCGGTTCGGGTAAATAATCGTTTGGATTTTCCCAGTAATCGGATTCAATCTGTTCAATTGCCTGTTTGTAAGTTTTTGCTTCAACGTCTACAACTGCTTCATGGAGTTCTTTGATTGTGATTTTGAATGTCATAGTCTCTCCTTTTTGCCCTCGTGACCTCCGGGGCAGGATAAAAGTCAATATTTGAAAGGTTTTCGTTTCCATTTCACCCTCTATATTATAGCATGAATTGTAATATTTGCATTTGCATAATCGTCTCTTTCTTTTTGCACTATTGTACACTTTTTCTGTGCCGGCTGGCGTTAGGATTTGTGATTCGCCGTGCCAACTGCAAGAATGCTACTGGGCACTTTCGCCGCGCCGCGTGCGCTCCCCCGGTCGCGTGCGCTCCCCCCGGCCGCGTGCGCTCCCCCCGGCCGCGTGCGCTCTACTCCCTTTCGCCTTACCGCGTGTGCCTTATAGACCAGCTTCCATATTTTTCCAGTTGCGGTTGCGGCGCCCTCCAGTTTCTCCCACCCGCGTTTGCACTATCGTCCACGGTTTGTTTGCACTAACTCATTTGCACAATCGTCCACGAATGGGGATTCCATTTGTACAAGCGT